TTGCGTACGGCTACAAGTCTGGTGGTGGTGAATGAGCATTCTGCGCCGGTTGTTCAGTGGCGAGCAGCGCGCTTTGACGTTGCAGAACTTGACGCCGCTCGCTTTTGATCGCGTTCCGTTCCTTGGCGAGCGCGAAGTTGAGCGGCAGCGCGTTCTTGGTTTGACAGCAGCGTACGCGTCCGTTCGCCTTCTTGCTGACGTTGTGTCGTCGTTCCCGGTTGATGCCTACACGCGCATCGGTGGCGTTCGCAGACCGTACAGACCTGACGGAGCGAAACCGGTGTGGCTCGTGTATCCGCTTCCTTCTGAGCCTACGTACACGTTCAACCAACTCGTGAGTGAGGCTGTTGTCAGCCTGTACATTGACGGCAACGCCTTCCTGTACGCACCGCGCGATGAAGCCGGCGACGTGCTTGAGGTGCGCGTGCTAGACCCGCGCCGCGTTGAGATCGTGCGCGACGGTCGCACAGTCCGCTACAAGGTGAAGCAGGACGAGCGCGGTGACGCAGTTGTGTACGGACAGGACACGATCCTGCACATTCCGCTCATCACGATGCCTGGCGAGGCGCGCGGCATCAATCCGGTGCACCAACTTCGTTCGTCGCTCGCTCTTGGTTTGACGCTAGAGGACTACGCCGGCAACTTTTTCCGCACCGGCAGCACGCCAACCGGCGTCATTGAAGTACCGCACGACCTGACCAAGGAGCAGGCAGAGTCGTTGAAGTCCGGGTGGCAGCGCCACCACTCTGGTCAGAACATGCACACGCCAGGAGTGCTGACAGGCGGCGCGTCGTTCAAGCCACTCGCGTTCGTTCCTGAAGACGCGCAACTGTTGGCGTCGCGACAGTTCACGACTGAAGAGATCGCTCGCATCTTTCGCATTCCACCGAATCTGATCGGTGTGATGACGCCGGGCGCGGTGTCTTACGCCTCAGTTGAGCAGACGAATCTAGCCTTCGTCCAGTACACGCTGCGACCACTTGTTGAGTTGATTGAGCGTCCGCTGTCCACGTTGCTGTTGCCGCCGGACGCGTTCGTGAAGTTCTCCATGGATTCGCTGCTGCGCGGCACCACGCGCGACCGGTATGAGACCTTCAGGATCGGTCTGCAAGAGGGTTGGCTCTCTGTGAACGACATTCGCAAGATGGAAGACCAGACGCCGCTTGACGGTGGCGACTCGTACCGCATGCCGCTCAACGAGGCTGACGCCGCTACTGCGATGCTGCGCGTCCAGGCTGAAGTCGCCGGCTCGTTGGTGCGATCCGGGTACGACCCGGTCGCTGCTGCTGAGATTGCCGGGCTTCCACCGATTGACCACACCGGGCTGACGCCTACCACCATGGTGCAGGACATGCCGGCACCGCAACCACAAGGAGACGGCGCATGACTTTTCGCGCAGCAGAGGTGACGATCGGCACTGCGGCTATCGCAGTGGCGACTGCCACACCTAAGAACACGCACGAGATCACGATAGGCAACGACTACAATCACGACCTGTACGTGGGCGGTTCTGCTGTTGCCGTTGGTTCCGGGTTCGCTGTTCCTAAGGGTGGGCAGACGGTCGTGAAGATCGCGAACGGCGACGTGTTGTACGTCGTCTCAGCGCAGGCTACTGCGGCATTCCACCTGTACGACTTCCAGGTGGACCCCTGATGCCATACGAGATCAAGTACGGCACTGAAGCGTGTTCTGCGTTCGGTGTCTACAAGCAGGACACCGGTGCGCTAGTGCCGGGCGGCTGCCACGATTCTGAAGCAGAAGCACAAGATCACCTCGCAGCGCTGCACATCGCCACTGAAGGCGAACGCTCAAGCGAACAGCATACGCAAAAGAAGGAGAAGCCTAAGATGGCGATTGAATACAGACAGGCAAAGACAGAGATCCGCGCTCTAGGCGATGGGCATACTTTTGAAGGCTACGCCGCTCTTTTTGACAGCGAGTCGGACGGTCTTGGATTCCGCGAGGTCATTCGTGCCGGCGCGTTCTCCAAGTCTGTCGCCGCTGCTAAGCGTGGCGAGTGGGAAGTGAAGGCACTGCAGGACCACCGTGGCGAGTTGTTCTTGGGATCAACTCGCACCGGCACGCTGCACCTTGAGGAGGACGACCGTGGGCTGAAGGTCCGGGTCGCCTTGAACCCGGAGGTGTCGTTCGCCTCTGACTTGGCTGCGATGCTCAAGCGCGACGGTGCCGCGATGGGCATGTCGTTCGGGTTCAGCGTTCCCGCCAAGGGCGACCGGTACAGCGAGAACGGAGCGCTGCGCGAACTGACCAACGTGCGTCTGCACGAGGTATCGGTGCTCACCGGCAACGAGCCGGCGTACCCGGCTACCATCGGGCTAGGCGCAGTCCGTGGCTTGTCGCTCCGCACCGGCGTTGAGGCTGAACGCTTGACGCGCGCTATTGATAGCCTTTTGAACGGCGAAGTGGACAACGACGCTGCTGACACGATTGACCGGGCGATCCGCAAGGTCGCACCGGAGGTGCGCAGTCCTTGGGTTGCATCCGGCGACACTGACCTACCGGTGGACGAGACACGCGAGTGGGACGGTGCCGCTGCTGCTGAGCGCGTGTTCGCGTTGGCTCAGTTTGATAGCGAGAATCCGAATACTGAACTGGCTGCGCGCGCCTTCCTGGTGCACGATGCCGGCGCGCCGGAGTTGCGCGGTTCCTATAAGTTGGGCTACGCAGACGTGATTGATGGCGAACTCGTTGCGATTCGCGCAGGTCTGAACGCTGCAGCGTCACGCCTTGACCAGACTGATATTCCAGATGACGCGAAGGCTGAAGCCATGCGCATCTTGAACGACTACCGCCAAGACGACGACAACAACATGGACGACGAGGACGAGGAGCAGTCGCGCTCAGTCCCGGTGTCCATCTACCAGAAGCAACTGGAACTGGCGAAGCGAAAGATATAGGACTCCGCGATGGCTGTGCACGAGGGTCCTGACGGACACCACTGCACGAGTACAACCGGGGTGTGTTGGTAAGAATAGAAAGAGAAGGAGATTCGCAATGAGCGAAGTAGCAAAGGCGCTGCACGAGCAGTACCGTCGCGAGTGGGAAGAGGCAAAAAACCTCCTCACCCGCGCGGCTGACGAGAAGCGCGAACTGACTGCTGATGAAGAGTCGCAGTGGACCAAGTTGAACGAGTCAATGTCCGCTCGCAAGGCGAAGATTGATTCAGTGGCAGACGCTGAGGAGCGCGCTGCCAAGATTGACGCACTCGCTGAGCGAGCGCTCAAGGTTGAGAATGCTGTCAAGGCTGACAGCGACGCTGACGTGCTCCGCGCCATCGCCTCCGGCGAGAAGCGCCGCGCGCAGTTTGAGATCCGCGCCATGTCGTCCGCTGCCGCAACGGTGCCGGTCACATTCGCTGATTTCGTAGTGGTCGCGCTGACGGAGGGGAACCCGGTCTATGCCGGCTCCACGAAGTTGCGCACGTCCACCGGTGAGCAGATCACGATTCCTCGTGTGACCGCGAACCAGACTGCGTCATTCGTCAGTGAAGGAAGCACCATCACGCCTGCCGATCCTACGATCAGCAGCATCACGATGTACGCGAACAAGATCGCGTCGCTTACTCTGCTCAGCGCAGAGTTGGTGCGCGATGCCGGGTTTGACATCCTTGGCACGGTTGGCGCACAGGCGGGTGCACAGATCGCCTACGTCGCAGGTTCTGCCTGTACGCTTGGCACAGGCACGACGCAGCCAACCGGCTTCGTCGGCGCCGCAACCGGGTTGAGCACAGCAACGAAGTCCGGTACTGTTACCGCGACCTTCTTTGACGCGCTTGACCTCGCCACGCTGCTCTACTCACTCACGCCATCGTATCGCAACGCGAATACTGCCTGGCACGTGAGCACGACTGCGATGAGCAAGTTGCGCAAGTTGCAGGCTAGCGACGGTCAGTTCATTTTCCAACCGGCACTCGCTGCCGGGCAGCCGGACACACTCATGGGCTACCGCCTCGTTGAGAACGTGCACATGGCTGCGGTCGCTTCGGCTTCTAAGTCGGTCGCGATCATTCACGAGCCGTCGTATTACATTCGCGAGTTGCCGATTGAGGTCGCGTCCTCAACGGACTACCTGTTCAACACGAACCAGGTGGCGATTCGCACGCTGTATGCAGTGGACGGAAACATTCCGGACCTGAACGCAGTGAAGGTGCTTGTGTCCGCTACGTCGTAAGACGACGGACTGAGTTAGTTCACGCAGCGCCGGCGAGCATCGCGCTCGCCGGCGCTGCAAAAAAAGAAGGAGGCAACCGGTGAGAATCGGATTCACGACTAATGCGATGTGGGCGCCAACTGGATACGGCATGCAGGCGGCTGAGTTGGTGCCACAACTGAAGAACAGTGGACACGAGGTCGCGCTCATGGCGAACTACGGACTCGCCGGCACGACCCTAGACGTGAACGGTGTGCCGGTCATGGGGCAGGGCATGGACGCCTACTCTAACGACCTGACGCCGGCGCAGATCGCGTGGTGGCTCGCGCAGAACCCGGAGGTGCCTGGTCTTGGTCTGACGCTCTATGACGTGTGGGTGTACAAGTCGCCACAGTGGGACACGATCCCGATCGCTAGTTGGGTACCTGTTGATCACAGCGTCGTGCCGGTTGAGGTCATGTCGTGGTTCAATCGCGGCGTGGACGCAGGCAAGTGGGCGATTGCGATGAGTCGCTTCGGTGAGCAGGAATTGCTGACCGCAGGCATGCCACGTGAACGGTTGTACTACGCGCCGCATTCGGTGAACACCTCCGTGTTCAAGCCAACTGAGTCAGACGTGCGCGCTGAGATGCAAGTGCCGCAAGACGCGCACCTGACGATGATCAACAGCGCGAATAAGGGAACGTCACCAATCAGGAAGTGTTGGGCTGAGATGCTGCTAGCCTGGTCCAACTTCGCGAAAAAGCACGACGACGCCTACCTATATATTCACACTG